AACAAACTCGGTATTTAGTACCGGTGCAGTGACGTTGCCACCTAAGCTAGTTGCTCCAGAAATAACAATATAATCACCCACTGCAGGGTTATAGCTACCATCTACCACAGTAATAGAGGAGGAATTTGCAGTGGCAGTAAAAGGTCCAGCAGCTGCTCCAACAGCTGTATTAATTGTTGAGAATGGGGTTACATCGTTATAAGTGCCGCCCTGTTCTATATAGTATTTAATGTTTGTACCGACCCCAAGTAAATTGGAGTTGTTTAAAGTAGCCCAGTTCCATAAAGAACGGCAGATACCTAAAAAGGTACTATTTGAAAGGCGAGTCCACCCACCAATCTTCTCAGGAAAGCCAGAACGAAAACGAATTTTATCCCCGTCATACCAACCACCTTCGTTGGCATAATCAGTACCTTCTCGGTTAAGGCCGGGTCTAAATTGTAGTTTTTGTAGTGGCATAATTAAAATTCAACCCAACCAGTAATAACGTATTTTTCGTTACTTAAAGGTGGATTCCCTCTATGTGTATGTGTAAACCCTGCGGGCCAAAGCAATAAAGTACCCGCTTTTGGTTTAATTCGTCTATGTTGGTAAAGAAATTCAGTTTCCCCACCTTCTTCTACGTCGTTTAGATACAGCATCCAAGCAAGTAATACATGGCAGTCGTGCCTACTATTAACTTCACAGTGCCACGAATGGTACCCACCCCCAACTTTTGTTTTCTGTATTTTCCCGCAATAACTACTATGTGTGCTTAGATTTTGTATGTGTCCAAATTTTTCAGAGTAATGCTTATATGGACCACCCCAAAAAACGTTATTAAACTGTGACATAAGGTCTTTAGTTACGGCAAGGGATACTTGTTCTTCATGGTGCGCAAAAACTATGTAATCGTCTTTCTGGGTATTATTAGCACTTTCCCATTCCCGCCTACTCATGCTAAAACCTGCTTCACTCATGGCTGTATGGTACTGAATTATTGCATCGCAATATTCTTTTGAAAATGCGTTTTCATACACGCCAATGAAGTCTTCTTGTGTTGCCATTATGGTTTACCCTAATACAGACAATGCTTTTGCAATTTTGGCTTTGCGGTCATCTAAACCGATTAAACCACCATTAATACGTTTTGTCATTGTCTCAATATCTGAGGCATCTGCCAAGCTATTTAAGCCCTTCTTATTCCAAAACCAGCCAGCGCTTAACGCTGCATATCGTGGTTCCAACAATAAAGTAGGGTCAGCAAGAAGATCAACATTAATACCAGATCCACAGTTTGCATAGTTTTCCTTACCAGTTAACTGAATCAAACCCCTGCCTAAATATTTGGCAGCCTCTTCTTCGCTGGTGTTTCCTAGGCGCCCATTGTAAACTTTGCCCGCAATCTTGGCTGGATTTCTAGCATATTGGTCAGCAAGTTCTTTTGTAGGAAAACGACTAGGCCAAGTCTTCATAAGACCCTCAGCACTGTAATTGAGATTTTCCTGTAGGGTTTTAAAGTTGCCAGACTCGTGAGCGCACTGACCAATAAAAGCAGCTTGGCGCTGTGGCGTAGAAATATCATACTTTTGAAAAGTTTCATTAAGTGGCTCTAACCACTTTTCATCAATACCTAAAGCGCTTAATTGTGAACTATTCATCTTCTTGCCCTATCTTGATGCCAGTGATTAAACCAATAAACCCACCCACAATGGTTTGGAAAGCAGGTCCTACTATTTGAAACACAACATTGTCATCAACAGTAGGATCAACAATAGCCAGTACAAACATAGCAATCATAGCTACAACAATAGCCACTAAAGAGTAAGTGGCAACAAGAATAATCTTCTCTTTACTTTGCATCGTCAGCCCCTTTGTACTTCTTATCCATAATCTTCTCTAACGTTCTACCACCAAAGTAAGCGGACATAATTAGCATACCCCACTGCCCAAGCAGCTCTACATATGCCTGCTTAACATTCAAATCAAATGCAGAAGATGTTGCAAAGATAAAATATCCAGCCAAAATAGCAATTAAAGTCATAGGGCGAATGTTTTTAGATAACCAAGAGTCAGAAGCTAAGTCTGCTTTCCAGCGGTCAGATACGTTGTTTGCTTCGTTCATATCGGCTTGCAGTTCTGCTAACTTGCCCTCATTAGCAATCTTTTGAAGCTCTAATTGTGCAGCTGCTTTGGCTGCTGGGTCAGGGATTACTTTATCAATAATTTTTAAACCAGCCCCAATAATGTCGTCGATTCCAAACATAGCTACCCCCTATTATTTAAAAGGTTTACCAGTAATCCAAGCAACAAGACTATAGCGAGTGCCTTTAGTTACGGGGCGTACTTCATGTAATGTATAGCTTGGGAATACAATCATTTTACCTAATTCTTTTGGCATTACTGTCGGTTCTGTATCATATTGCAAAGCTAATTCTCCGCCTTCGTAGTCCTCGGGAGAAGATAGCTGGATTGTTAACGATAGTTTACGAACTTGGGAATATAAAACCTTATCAACGTGCATTCCATAATGGCCTGTTGGGGCATCGTAACGGGTAAACTGAAGTCCCTCAGCCATCCCAAACAAATCAAAATTAAAAAACTGATCGTTAAGATGCGATACTATAGGGGCAATTTTTTGGTACGCAAATAGAATATCATCCGTGCCCAACCAAGCAACCTGACTTTCACGAACATCCCCGACATCCCCCCTTTGAACTGTTGCGGCTTGTAGTTTTGTATTCCCTACATTAATTATTTGAGCGCACTCTTCTGGGGTAAATAGGTTATCCCAATAAGCCCAATATTCGATTCTGTCGTTTTGAAACTGCCAAGTTGCAAACATAGTTATTCTTTAATACCCCAAGTTAAATACCACGCAATTAATGCTGCAAATGCAAAACAATATAACTGAACACGCCTAACAGCTTTAACATCATGCTGGTACTCTTCATTGTCTTTTCTTTGAAGGTTCTCAATATCCAGCTTAATCTTTAAAACGGCTTCCCACTCTTTAGCACCGTACTTCCTTACAAAATCAATCTTTAATCTAGCCTCCTCATCGGAGATTTGCTTCTTATGTTTCCATGCTTCAAGCGCTTTAATCAGCGCCATTTCCTTCTTTAATTCTGCTTCCCGTCTAGCTCGTAATCGTTCTTGAGCCTTTTTTTGTGCTACATCTAAACCGTCTTGCTGGATTCCTTCTATGCTTTTAGACAAGCCTTTGCCAGCCTCCCGACTTGCATCGAGGCTACCGCTAAGAGCCTTTGCTCCTTCGGATAAACCAAATGGGTCCATAACGGTTCACTTTCTACACCGCCCCTAAAGAGTTTGACCACCAGAAGACAAATTAGCTACAACAATAGCTACGTGCTGTTCTGGGGTAGATAAATCAAATCCACAATCAGAACATTTTTTAGCAGCTAATTCTGTTTCATCAACGTCACGACTACAGCTGGGGCAATAAACCTCAATGGTGTGACGGCACAGAATAGAACCGTCTTCTAGCTTTGCGTCTTGAATTTCTTTAATCATGGTTTATCCTTATAATCCTTTTGTTAAGCCAGCGCTAAAAGCATCAATTCCAGCTGGTATTTGATCTGGATCCAAAATTTCTTCAGTATCTTTATCCCTTAAAGCATGAACACAATAAGCTACTGTACCTTCTTCTAGGGCTTCAATAAAATGTTGCTTGCCCGCTTTAATAAATATCATATGTGGGGCTTTAAACGGAGTAGTGTTTCCATCTACATGAACATTTACTGAACCGTGTGCCAATAAAGTCATATGATCGTAGTTGTGCAAATGGCCTTCATTAGCATCGCCAATTTTTGCAAAGTGCATTTGGCGTAACCATAAATTACCAGCGCAGGTTATTTTTGTTTCAGGATGACCCATATTTTATTTTTCCACTTTCCCAATCTGTTTTTGGTACATAAGCACCAAACATCCAAAGTATTCTGGGGGTATTCCCTTTAACTTTTGTTACGTAATGTTCAAAATCAGAAGCTAAATAACAATGTAAATCCCCAGCTTTTATATTTACTTTTTTACCGTTTACAAATAGCTCTGCGTTTTCTTCTGCTTCTTGAGTCATTATATTGCATCGCAGGGCAGACATGCCATTCCATCTTGGGTCTTTGTGTTTATGAACATCCCCGCCAGGCTTTGTAAAACTAACTACAACCCCATTTTTTCCGTTGTTATGGATAAGGGGGTATTTATCTATACCTACAAAAGCTCTAATTCGGTTAGACAAAGCAATGACTTCCTCTGGGAATGTGTATCGTTCGCCGTAAAGTCTTGATGTAAGCCGTTCATTAACAAAAAAACCTTTTGCATCTAAACCCCTATCCAACCATTTTTTATCTACTCCCTCATGTACCCAAGAGTTTAAAAATGCACATTCAGAAACAGATATAAAGCTAGGAGTTACTTCTAAGCGCATTTACCACTTACCGACAGGGCAGGTTGCAGTGGGTATTCTAACTTTTGCAGAAATAATACAACCACATTTTACGCAAGTTGAGGCTAATAAAAATTTGGCTCTATATTCGCACTTGGTACAAATCTCAAGCCTTTTTTCTACTATTACCGGAATTGTAAGTAAATTCATAATAAATTAAAGTGTAGTATTAGGAATAGAAGTTGGATCTTCTGTAAGGAGACCCCATTTAATAAGCGCTTTAGCAATTACTTTTTCTGTTTCGTATTCTTGCCATTGAAGTGCTCTTTCTTCCGCCTCTGATAATGTTATAGGCGTTAATTCCGCTATTTCTTCAGGTAACGTTGGAGTTACAACTAATGCTTCAATTTCCGCAGAATTAGGTATCCCAGCAGCAATTTTATTTACTCGCTCAATATGCCAAGTAGGTATAAACCCTTGAATATATGAGTCTAAGTCCGCACCCGTAATGTATTTACCTTCATCATTTAGGGGGACGTCAATAGTAAGTGAAGGCATATTGGCATCAAAACTAACCAATAAAACCCCATTTATCTTATCAAACCCTATTACTTCGTAAGTTGCCATTTAATACTCCATTAAAAGTTAAATTGTAATACTACCCAATTGCACCGTAACGATTTCCAGTTGCTATCCATGTAATATTAGAGTTACCAGAAATACAAGCACCTGCTGCACCACCGTTGCCTATACGCCCAGGCCCGCAACCACCACCATAGTTTCCAGAACAACCGCCTTGACCACTAGAACCCCAACCGCCGCCTGGACCACCATAGCCTTTGTAGTTAGTTACACCGCCACCGCCGCAAGGATAACCACCAGAACCACCAGCGTTAGCGTAACTAGCGGCAGCACCAGCGTTACAGCCTGGGCCAGCAGTACCAAGAGAAGCACCGCCTCCGCCTCCGCCAGCCGGATCATAGTCATATCCGCAGCATTGGTTTTTACCGCAGGGAGAATTACAAGGTCCGTTTGTTCCTTGTCCACCGCCACCACCGCCACCACCACCAGCAATATTACCTGTATTGTTGATAGATACAGCACTTTGGACTAGTAATCCTGGGCCACCAATACCACCAACAGCTTCTGGAGAATATCCACCAGGACCTGCATTACCACCTGCTCCGCCTTTACCAACAATATTTCCAGCATTATTTAGCGTTACTCCACCAGGGAAATTACCATTAATTGTAAGAGCGTAGGATCCAGTAGAAGCAGAGTATACATAAATACCAGAGTTAATGGTACAAACTAACTTACTTGAGCCATTCCACCCAGCCGCTAAAGCAGCGGATCTTAAGTTTACGTTAGCTGCATTTGCTGCAATAGCAAAACTAAATTCATTTGCTTTACCATAAAAATTGGTAGGCATAATAATGGTTGAATTGGGTGTTGTAACCCCAGCTAAAGAACGAACAGCTGTATCGTTTAAGCTAATTTGGGTTGTACCGTTACCACCGTTTTCAATTTCAATAGACACACCCGCTGTTGTTCCAGCAAGGCTAATTGGTCCTGACGAGTTCATTGTCATAGATATTTATCCTTATGGGGTGCCGTAAGCAGTTACGTTTGTAGCTGTTGTTAGGTTGCCAGTAGAGTCCATAGACATTACTATAGTTGAACCGTATTTAAATTGTAAAGTAGTAGCGTTAGCTGTAATGTTAAAACCACCTACAGTAACTGTTGTGGCATTAGCTGTTGTAGCGTTTACTGTTGTAGCATTTACTGTTGCTACGTTGGCTGTTGTACCATTAAATGTAGTTGCATTTGATGTAGTTGCGTTAACTGTAGTTAAGTTACCAGTAGCGCCGTTAAAAGTTGCGGCATTAGAAGTTACAGCGGTTAACAATCCAGCGGAACTTAGTGTAGATACGTTAGCCCCATTATATTGAGTTACTAACGTGCTTCCCTGCTGCTCAATAGTATAGTTAGAGGTATTAACAGAAGTTGCACCAGAGCTTAGTGCTTGGTAAAAATTGGTTCCGTTGCAGTATACAAGTGCGGTATATCCATTCGGTACAGACACCCCAGTACCTGTTGCACCAATTACACGAATTGCATAGCCACCTGTAGTGCTGTTTTTAATAACATAAGTTTTTTCAACTACGGGAGGTATAACATCACGAACGGCGCTATTTGCACCTGTGAGTTCAATAACAGCATTTCTAGACTGGTCAAAAGTACCATTTAAAGTAGTAAGCGTAACGTTTGCATCTGCCATATTAACGGCAACATATCCAGTAATAGCTTGTTCAAGCAAAGTACCTAAGTTTGTATTAGTGGTTTGTCCCCACGTTCCAGACTCTTGCCCATCGCCAATTAATGTTAGTTTTAAACTAGTTGAATACGTTGTCATAATTTATCCTTAAGCTGCCACTACTTCTGTCCAGTTCGGAGTTTGCGCAGTATCAACAAGCCCCCAAACGTTTACTGTATTTAACTTTGCCACCGCTTTAACTCCTAAAACGCTAATATTAGTATCTGCTTTTACTACTACAGTACCTATTCTACCAACAGAATATACCCCAGTAACATCAACATAAGCATCGCCAGTTGAAATAATGTTACCTAAAACACCAACAGCGGTTACGCCTGTTACGTTAATAAAGTTGTTAGTTACAACCGTTGGGCTACCTAACAAGGTAGGTACAGCAAACCCAACTTGATTAATTTCTACCCCACCAGAAGCGGTTACATTCCCTAAGAAACCTCTTGCTGATACTCCAGTAACACTAAACTCTACGTTTGTAACTACTACATAACTGCCGATTTGACCAACTGCATATACCCCAGTTGGGGTTATATTTGCTGGCGCAACAGTAGATATGGTACCTATTCTACCAACCGCTTGTACCCCAGTAACCCCAATAAAGTTTTCTGATTGGGTAGTTGCAGTGCCAAGTCTAGCTATAGAACTAACTCCAGTAACGTCAATACTAACGCCAGATGAAGTCCCCCCTACGGAGGCAAACGGTGCGCCAGCGAAGGGAAAGC